CTGCAACACCGGGTGTGCCGGTGAATGGTCCTGCGTTTAGTGCTTACTCGTCCACAGGAACAGTTGTTGCAAACGCCACTTTTACAAAGATTTTGTTTCAAGCGGAAGACTTTGACACAAACTCAAACTACGACACCTCTACCTCAAGGTTTACGCCGACTGTAGCGGGGTACTACCAGTTCAACTGGCTTGCGGGAGCAGGTACGCAAGCTGAAAAATTTTCTTCGCTGTACAAAAACGGCGTTGCCATCAAAGGTGGCTCGGATTTAATTGGGTACATTTCCTCTGGTAGTGCAGTTGTCTACATGAATGGCTCAACTGATTACGTGGAGGTTTACTTTTACCAAGGAGTTGGAACTTCGACCACCAGTTATGCGGGGACACAACTTTCTGGATTTAGCGGTGCCTTAATTAGGAGCGCAACATGACCCTGTACGAACGCATCAAAGCCCTGTACCCTGAAGTCACAGACCGTGACTTCATGACCATCATCCGGCTCCAGAACGATTCTGACGGAAAGGGTGATTACATCGCTGCATGGGAACACCCAACACTGCCCCGTCCAACTGAGGAGCAACTCGCATGACCATTGAAGTAAACGGCTCCGGCACGCTCAGTGGCGTGCTGTCCATCCCCGAGACCACCACCATCACGGCAGCGGCTCCTACGGCCACGACCAACTACGACTACGTCACGCAGTCGATTCAGTACTACACCAGCAACGCGACCGTCAACTTCACGTTGAACATTCGCGGCAACAACGCGACAACGCTGTCCAGTTTGTTGGATGTTGGCGAGTCTGTGACGTTGGTGCTAATGGTGACAAACGGTGCCACTCCGTACTACCCCAACGTGATCCAGATTGACGGCTCGACCGTGACACCAAAGTGGCAGGGCGGCACAGCCCCAACAGGCGGTAACGCCAACAGCATCGACGTCTACTCTTTTACCGTCACCAAGACCGCCGCAACCCCAACCTATGTGGTGCTGGCTTCTCAGGTGAAGTTTGCTTAAGGATAGACCATGCCGATTTTAGCCACACGGGCCACTGCCAGCGCACGGGGGTTTGGGTTCGGCTCTCCCGTGTCTTTTCGTTTGACGGTAAGCACAAACCAGTCGAACCTGAACTTGCGCACCTATGCGCTGGCAAATGGCTGGGATGGCAGCAGCAATCTGATCGCCACAATCAACGCTGGCGTCACCATCAGCAGCACAAGTACGGCCACACCCGCACTCACCATCAGCGGCTCTTTCCCGAGTGGCGTATCGCTCATCAACAACGGCTTGGTGTATGGCCGAGGCGGTAACGGCGGCGGTGGCGGAAGTCTGTCTAACTACAACTCGGGCACCAACGGGGTTGCTGGTGGTGCTGGTGGCACAGCGCTTTCTGTTTCGGTTGCTTTGAGCGTGACCAACAACGGCACGATTGGTGGCGGTGGCGGTGGCGGCGGTGGCGGCGGTGCAGCGAACCTGTACAACGCCTACGGCTGCGGCGGCGGCGGTGGCGGCGGCGGCGCTGGCGTAAGTTCTGGCGGCGCTGGTGGAGTTGTGACTTATGGCACCCCATACCCCGGCAGCCCGGGTGGCGCGGGAACAATTAGCGCAGCAGGCGGTGGTGGCGCTGGCGGCCTGTACTCTGCTCCGTATTACGGCGGCGGCGCGGGCGGCTCTGGTGGCGGGTACGGCACGGCTGGCGCTACAGGCGTAACTACCCCTGTGGGGTACGCTACAACGTACACTTTCGGCGCTTCCGGCGGGGCTGCAGGAAACGCAATTTCAGGCAACGCAAACATCACGTGGGTCGCCACGGGCACTCGTTTAGGACCAATCACATGACCATCACATACACCTACAACATCATCGCTGTCGACGAGCAAACTCGTTGCATGGAAGTCGTTTACACGGCCGAAGGGCACCAGACCATGCACATCGGTGCGCGGCTCCCATTTGAGGGCGAGTCTCTGGAGGCTGTTGTTTCCATGTATGCCCCAATCGCTTATTGGACTGAGCAGACCATGAGAGTGGTGCCTCCTACTGTGGGGACTTCGGGCGTCATCACCCCTTCAACACCTGAGCAGCCATGACCGAGCTACATCAAGAAATTGCGCTGATGAAAGCGCAGGCACGGGCCGAACTCAACCGGCTCGAAGCCCAAAGCACGGCCAAGGAAGTCGCTGGCAAAGCCATTGGCAAACACGGTCTGGCCTACATCACAGCCATTGTGTGCGTTGGTGTGGGCGCAAGCCTGATGCTGGAAGAGTCAAAGATTGCCGCTGTAATCGGCTTGGTTTCCGCCGCCCTAACTGCGTTGATTGCCATGCTCAATGGTATTGCTGGGGCCAACCCCAAGCAAGAAAAGCCTGAGTTTGAGGTCATCAAGAACCTGATCGAGAAGCTGGACAAGCTGGACCGCAAAGAGCCGCCCATGAAAGTCACAGTGGAGGGCGAGAAGGTTACGGTCTCCAAGGGCGAAGATACGATCACCACATCGAAAGGGGCTTGAGATGTTTCCACTGACTGCACTTCTGGAGGTGGGCGGCAAGCTCATCGACAAACTGATCCCGGACCCCGAGGCAAAAGCCAAGGCCCAGATAGACTTGGCCAAGATGGCGCAGGACGGTGAGCTGGCCAAGATGGCCAACGACACTAAACTGTTTGAGACTGAGCAGAACAACGTCACCGACCGTTGGAAATCCGACATGGGGTCCGACTCTTGGCTGTCCAAAAACATCCGGCCCATGGCGCTGATCGCCATCTTTGTGGCGTACTTTATCTTTACTGCCATGTCAGCGTTCGGTTACAACGCGCAGGAGTCCTACGTCCAGTTGCTGGGCCAGTGGGGGCAGATCATCTTTTTGGCCTACTTCGGCGGGCGCACTGTCGAAAAATTGGCAGATATGAAGGGTAAGAAATGAGAGAGAACTTTGCCGAAGCCCTGCAAGCCGTCCTCCATCACGAAGGTGGGTTTGTCAACCATCCGGCCGACCCGGGCGGCATGACCAATCTGGGCGTGACCAAGAAGGTCTGGGAAGAGTGGGTGGGCCACCCCGTGGACGAGAAAGCCATGCGAGCCCTGACGCCTGAGCAGGTAGCGCCCATGTACAAAGCCAAGTACTGGGACAAGATCAGGGGCGACGATTTACCGACAGGTGTGGACTACGCCGTGTTTGATGCGGCTGTGAACTCAGGTCCGGGCCGGGCGGCCAAGTGGTTGCAAGGCTGTGTGGGTGTGGAACAAGACGGTGGTATCGGCCCCAAAACGCTGGCTGCTGTAGCCAAGTTTGACCCCGCCGATTTGGTGGAGGACTACGCCAAGCGCCGCCTGTCCTTCTTGATGGATTTGCCTCATTGGGGTACATTTGGCAAGGGCTGGAGCCGCCGCGTGGCGGAGGTGCAAACCGTAGCCTCGACCATGACCGCATGAGGTAAACCGTGCCATTACAAAAACTGCTGCTCCGCCCGGGGGTCAACCGAGAATCCACCACACTGGCCAACGAAGGCACTTGGTTCGAGATGGACAAGGTGCGCTTCCGCTCGGGGTATCCTGAGAAGCTGGGTGGTTGGACAAAGGACTCCGGCGTGCCGCTCACCGGCCTCATGCCACCTACGGGTTCCTACTGGGGCGTTGCACGGTCTTTGTGGAACTGGGTCACGCTGGCCGGGTACAACCTGCTGGGCGTGGGCACCAACCTGAAATACTACATTCAGGCTTCCGTGGGCGGCACCTTCTACGACATCACACCAATCCGCGACACCAACACGGTTGCAGCCAATGCATTCACAACGGTGAACGGATCCACCACGGTCACAGTCAATGACGCAACCCACGGAGCAACCACCGGCGACTTTGTGACCATTTCCGGCGTGGCAGGCGCGGTCAACGGCATTCCAGCCTCTGCGCTCAACAAAGAGTTTCGCATCACCGTCATCAACGCGGCAACTTACACCATTACGGTGTCAGCTCCCGCCACTTCGTCGGGCACCACGGGCGCGGCTACTTTCGCCTATCAAATCTCGACCGGCCCTGAGATTTTCACGGTCTCGACAGGCTGGGGCGCTGGCGGCTGGGGTGGTGTGACGGGTTCTTTGACGCCCACTGGGTGGGGGCAATCTGCAGCCAACGGGTTTGGCAACCAGATTCGTCTGTGGTCACAAGATAACTACGGCCAAGACCTCGTGCTCAACCCTCGCGGCGGCGGCATTTATCTGTGGAAAGTCAACGCCAACCCGCTGGTCTACGACCGCGCCGTGCTGCTGTCTCCGACCAGCCCTGCTCCATATACGACAGATTCTGGCTGCCCGACTGTGGCCAACGCTGTAGCAACGTCTGATTCTTCGCGGTTTGTGATCGCCTTTGGGTGCAACGACTACGGCTCGGCTACGTTGGACCCACTCCTTGTCCGCTGGTCAGATCAGGAAAACTATGCGGTGTGGACTCCGGCCATCACCAACCAAGCAGGCAGTTTTCGCCTGAGCACTGGCTCGTCCATTGTGGCGCACCAGCAGACGCGCCAAGAAATTTTGGTCTGGACGGAGGCGGCGATCTACTCCATGCAGTACCTTGGCCCACCGTACGTCTGGGGCTTCCAGATTCTGGGCGACAACATCTCAATCGCGGGGCCCAACGCTAAGGCTACGGCAGCCAACATCACCTACTGGATGGGGCTTGACAAGTTCTACATGTACTCCGGTCGTGTGGAGACGCTTGCCTGTCCGCTGCGCCAGTACATCTTCGGGGACATCAACCTGCAGCAGCAATACCAGTTCTTTGCGGGCACCAATGAAGGCTTCAACGAGGTCTGGTGGTTCTACTGCTCGGCCAACTCCACGGTGATCGACCGGTACGTGATTTATAACCACTTGGAGCGCATCTGGTCGTATGGCAATCTTGAGCGCACAGCTTGGCTGGACACAGCCCTGCGCGAGCACCCCACCGCTGCAGGCTACGGCGGCAAGATCATTTACCACGAAGATGGTGTGGATGACGGCACAACAAGCCCTGCGAGCCCGATCAGCTCGTACATTCAGTCGGCCGACGCCAATATTGGCGATGGGCACAACTACGGCTTCGTGTGGCGCATGATCCCGGACATCACGTTCGACGGCTCCACTGTCGATAAACCGTCAGTCACGATGACGCTCAAGCCACGGCAGAACCCCGGGGCGAACTACAGCGCGGCGGCTTCGCCCACTGTAGCCAGCACGCAGGACTACTCCGGGCAGCGCAACTACACGGTGCAGCAGTTCACTGAGATCGTCTACGTCCGGGTCCGTGGCCGTCAGATGGCGTTCCGCATCAGCTCGGAAGACTTGGGTGTGCAGTGGCAGTTGGGTGTTCCGTCGCTCGACATCCGGCCTGACGGCCGCAGGTAGGGTAAACCCGTATGGCAACAAGCAGCAACCGTCTTTTGGGGCAGCGCCCACCGCGCCTGCCATCGGCTCCGGTCCAGTACGAGCAGCGGTTTCACGACCAGCACAGCGATGTGCTACGCCTGTACTTCAACCAGCTGGACAACGCGATGTCTGCGTTGCTGGGGACGGATGGCGGGCAGTACTTGCAATCCCCGCACGCCATGCTCATGAGCACGCAGGATCAGGCCAGCGCCGGGATCACGTCCGAGAACATCGTCACGTACAACACGCCCGTCATTGAGCAGGGTATTGAGGTGCGCAACGGTTCTGAAATTTGGTTCGACGCGCCCGGCCAGTACTTGGTCACATTCAGCCTGCAGTTCACCAACCGTGGCAATGCCGCGCA